GCTAGATGGGAATTATTTATATTTGAAAAAAGCCCATGAGAGTAAATCCCATGAGCTATAATCACCTGATTATAAAACCATTTTTTAAAGTATCTTCTATTAATTGTTTTTCTTGTTCAGTAGCTTTAGCAAAATCAGTTCCCTCAATGTGTATGCTACCAACTTGAGTAAAGCCATGTAATTTACCTATTCTCCTTTGTACCTCTAGCGGTCTACCTAAGAATTTAGAATAATTAGAAGCAGGTCTATATTCTTCTACTCTTTCTCTAAGAACAAATATTCCTTTTGGAGCTATAAAGTTAGAAGCTCCGTTTTCACTTCCACCACCATCTATAGCTGTAGCATTAATGGGCATACTCTCGGATTGAGCAACATTTATAGCGCTATTAACACCTGCTATTGCAGCACCACCTGCGACCGCAAACATTTTACCCGCTCCTATATGTCCTGTAGCAAAAGCGGTTATTGATGCAAAAGTAGCTAAAGTACCTGCTACGGTTTTTATTGTTTCTTTTATACTAGTGTATTTAGTAGAACGGTTTAATTCAGCTATGTTAGAAGCACCAAATGCTAAGTCAAATCCTATACTTGTTTGTTTTGTTGTTACTAATGTTTCTTGTTCTTTAATCTTAGATGTAACATATATTGTGGCGTTCCCTGAATTAAAATCAACTGATAGATAAACATTTACTTGAGTCCCAACACAAATGTTTGGTGATAAGTCGATATATCCAAAGAATGGGACATATAAGTGTAATACGGTATATGGTGAGAAGTCCAAATAGTTATTGTATAATATGTTAGTATTGTCAAAAGGGAATGTTGCTATTTTACAACTCATAGCTTGTTGAGGTAATACCCAACCTGTTATTTGATAATAACTGTATGGATATTGAGTTATTGTATTTTTTTGGTCGGTTATAGTGTTTGGTATAGGACTATCTCCAACCGTTACAACATCTATATTTCTTGAGTCTCCTAAAGTATCTTCTATCCAAGGTGGGAAGTTGCCTTGAGGTAATCTCGACTCACTAATACCACAATATTTATAGTATTCAGGTATTGAAAAAGGATATACACGTATAACGTTAATCATTGAACCAACGTTTTGATACATTCTTTTATCACCTATTGGAGAGTTCATTTCAGCTTCTAATAAAGAGCCTAAAGATTGAATATTAGTATTATTCATTGCCCATATTTTAGTAAATGAGTCGCCATAAAAAGCTTTACCGTACTTGTTTATACCATACTTTGAGTTTGTATCATTAAAATCAGTATAAGCTTCCATAATATCAAGTCTATGACCCGATGAGATTGTAGTATCAGTTACATCTCTACCACCCCATTTATTAGCCGTAGAGATTGTATAACAAAATGCTCTTGTTTCACTAGATATCTTATAAGGTGCTCCGTCATGAGAATTACTAGTATCGAATGAGTCAAAATTCATAAACAAGTTTTGTCCATCGTCTAGGTCTAAAGGCTCTATAATATCATATAATTTTCTAGCAGTTCTTAATAAATATTTATCTTCTATATAATCATTATACTCATATTCATTTCTTGTCACATAAGCACTAAGATTTAAAATTGCCGTACCGTAAGTCTCTAATACATCCTCACTACAATTGATTTGCCATAACCCCTCGTTAATACTTGTGATACTGTCAACAAAATAATATCTAGCTAATTCTTCAATATATATATAATTAAAATCGGGAAGTGTTGCATAACTCAATACTAATATAGGACTCATAATATTAGTGGATTGTTTGAACTTGCCGTCAATATCTTTAACTTTAGTTAAATCCTTGTCCATTTGGTTGCGTTCACTGACATTTTGGAATAAAGTTATCTTCATAACAATACTTCCTCAAGTGTTAGTGTTACAACGCTCTCATAATCACATGTCATGAAAGCTCCAATATTTGTAACGTTATAGTGTCCGTATCGTCTTGATATCTCTTCTACTTCTTTTTGATATCTTGTAGAAAAGTGAGCAACAACTTTTTTATCACGGTATATAGTATAATTAATAAATTCATTGTTAATTAATTTTAAGACTTCTTTTAATTTCATATTTTCTCCTTTCTTCTATTTAAAGAAAAGGAGGTATATTTCTATACCCCCTAATTCAACTAATCAATTAAGAAGCAAACAAAGTTTTCACTTAAATCGTTGAAGTATCCAACATCAGCTTTATACCAATAGTTGTAGAACTCAGCTTTATCAACAACGTGTGAGCGAATGCGAGTGTTCTTCTTAGTAACACCTAAAGCGTTTCTATCAAAGATAACGCCAATGATATTAGCCTTAGTATATGTATTGCCCTTAGCGTCCTTGATATTAATCTTGGATGTATTAGCGAATGTGAATGCTTCGGTTTCATCTCCACTACCTTGCCAATATTGAACACTTTCACTATTTGGAAGAGCTGAGAGTTCGTTGTGGAATGTATCGGATTGTAAGTATACATCAGCCGCGTTCTTAAAGTCGGATAATAATACAATGTGCATTAAGTCTTTAGGTGTATGTCTTGATTTCTTTTCAGCGTTGAAGACTTTTGAGTATTGTGTCATACGACCTGCAACAAGTTTAATTCGGTATGCACAATATTTTAAGAAGTCTAAGTCGGTCATTGCGGACTCGCCTGTTTTTGTAAAGTCAGGATTGAGAGCTTTGTATTCGGTTAATAAGTGAACGTGTTGAGCGTCTCCACCTCCGTTATTTGAGTCAGTTAAGCTAATCATATTGTTGATTGTCATTAAGATTAAACTGTCTAACTTAACGGTCATAGAGTTTTCAATCATTGTCCAAATCATACCAATGAAGCTTCCTAATGCTTGAGCGGAAGTAAAGCTTTCTTGAACTTGTCTTTCAGTAATTGACATTGGAACTTCAAATGTAACCATTTGGTTAAAGAACTTAACCGAGATTTTTGGTTGATAGAAGAAGTTTTGGTCATATGTAGCTCCGTCTTTTAATTCCCAAGTTTCATTTACTTCGGCTTCAGGCAAATCCATTTGTATCTTTTCAGTGACCGAGCCATACTCCCATGAGTCCATTAAAACGGATGGAATAGAACCACTATAAGGTCTATTAACAAAGATAACTCTACCGATTCTATCAACTAATGTTTTGACATAGTTATCTACTGCGTTAGCGTTAAAGATTTCAGTACCAATATCAACAACATTGGCTAAATCCTCAGTAAGGATAGCAGTTTCTCCTAATACTTGTTTTGTACTTGCATTTACTAATTCATAAATTTGTTTTACTGTCATTTAAAATATATATTCCTCCTTTCAAATTTACGCTTTTATAAATAAGTTATAGTATTTTCCCATAATTCCTGAGGTATAGTAATCTCAATTATTCCACCTGTCATGCGAATACTACCTCGTCGGTTGGTTTAATTGTAATAGTATTAATTCCTACGGTACTTTCAACTTTTGCTAAATAATTACCAGTGGTTAATATAAAAGTTGTATAAAAATCACTGATTTGACCAACGGTGTTATATAAACCGCTAATTCTAGTTGCTTTGTATAAGTTACTTTCTAACTTTTCATAAATACCTTTTACGGTATGTGTACCTGCCTTAGCTTCAAAAGGCAAGTTGATTAATAAATATCCTCCTACGTACAATTTTGTGTCCTCCTTTCTAATAAATTGATAACGTTAATATACTATCAATATCTTTGAACATCTCTTGATAAAAATCGTATTCACGTAGTTTAAGCTCGTTTTCAATTAATACACTATAGTCGGTTGAGCCGTGTTTACCCTCTCTAGTGATTGTGTTAGTGCTGTTGACATCACTTGTATTGGTTCCACCCGTAGTGGTCTCAGTATAGTTTTTATCAGGAGCACCTGTACTATTGACACTTTGGTCGCCTGTGTTGAGAGCTGTAGGAGTCTCACTTATACTATCAAAAGCATATGTATTAGCATTTTGAGTTACACTAGTTGACTGAGTAGTATCAGTACTCGTTTTAGATGTAGTAGTAGTTTGAGGAGTATCAACACCGTGGGAAGTGTAATCAACTTTCTCATTCTCTTTGTAGTCGTTTGTTGGAGTGTAATCGGCGGTAATAGCTACATACTTTTTCTTCCAAATCTCGGAGAAACGATTTAACAATAACGGTGCGATATATGCTACTAATGCAATTACTTTTGCCCTACTGTCGCTAATAGATGGCTGTTGAGTTTTGACTAATTCTGTTGTTCTCTCTAGTACTAAAGCTATCCATTTTGTATAAGCGTGTGTATAGACATAGTCTATATCAAGCATAACACCTTTACCATCAAAGATTTTTGTTAAAATCTTATCAGGTTCCATTTGTGTTTTTACTGCTAACTTTTCAAGTGTACTAAATATTCCGGTTATTTCCTCGGTATCGTCCAGCATTAATGGTTCAAAATAATCTTTAATCGTTATCATTTTCTTTCTCCTTGTCTTCGGTTGGTTCTTCCTTACTTCCTCCCTCTTCTTGTGTTTCTTCGTTTTCTTCGGTATTTAATTCTTTCTCGGCAAGTTCCATAGATGTTTCTATTTCTTTTCTTTGGAGCTTCCATGAAGAGTTGAGTTTAACACTAAGATTAGTACCAAACATAGCATTAACTTTCTTGGCTCCCTCTTGTCTACATTGCAACATATCGTCTATCAATGGCATTAAAGCCTCTTCGTTTAAATCAGCCTCGCTCTCATTGATAGCTTCACGTTTCATATTGTAGTTAGCGTTTAAGCCAAGTTGGTTAAACCACGTAGCTAAGATGTACTGCCTTAATTCTATGAGGTCTTGAATGTTACTAATAGTACCTGCGTATTGAATTGCATTAAGACCCCCTTTAAGACTCTCCATGAATTTGTTAGTAGCTATAACTCCTAGCTTGCCTTTTTCTATGTCTTCTAAGAACTTCGTAGCACTATCTTTGGTCGCTTCGTCTCCTACGGATATAAGAGAACTAATACGACTATTAACGGTAGCAATTCTTAAAGATATATCAATCTCGGCTAGCATGTTAGCGTATAAATCTAACATATCATTAATAGGAGTAAATGTTGAAGTGTTACGAATTACAACACAATCTTTATCAACCTCAAGTACCTTGTTAAATGGTAAGTAAGGATTGACTACAATTGACTGAGTAGGTAAGTAGTAAGGGTTCAAGATACCTCCTAAGTTGGATTGAAAAGCATATAAGCCTTTGTTAGGTACGTCGGCAATAGTTGCTTTGCCCTGCATTAATAATATCCATTCAAACTCTTTTTGTGGTATTGTCTCTGGTAAGCCGTCCCATTCAAACAACTGATTAAGACGTGATAACATGTAACTTTTGTGTTGCCATACTAAGCGCTCTTTGTCTTTCAATGGGTTTCTATCACAACCTAATAATTTTTCATAACTCCAATCTTGCCTATTTGGTATCTTGTCCGCCATTTTCTCTCCTGCTTTCTAAGTCTTCTTTAATCTTCTCGAGTTCTTCTTTAGTCTTATTAATGTCATTCCCTAAGTTGCTATAGTCTTTATTCTTAAGAGCTTGGTACATTTTAAAAGCGAACTTGAATAATATCCATAACACTGATAAAGACACACTAATAATTCCAATAATAGACTCGATTTGTTGTAGTCCCACTGCTCCTGTTAAGACTATCAAGGAGCTATCTACAATATTCTCTAAAGTGGTATTTATTTTGATATACCTCCTTTCTATTTTAGCCTCTCATACAAACTTGTAAATAGTTTCTTATAGACTCACCTACCGTATTGTCTTGATAAAAAACCTTACTCAGTTTGAAAAAGGATAAAATCACATTTACTACAGGACTACCCGAACTATAGATGTTAGTAACATAGTTAGGCTTCCCGTTTGGTACAAGGTCGAATATTAAATCCCCCTTGTCTTTCAACTCTCCCGTCTTACGGTGTATGTATGTGAACGTCATATCGTTTGTTGAAACGATTTCACATTGGAATATCTCGTTGTCGAATAAAATAAAATAAGTAAATAATATTTCTTTTGGCTTATATTTACAAGGTAGGTGAGGGTAGATGGCTATCTCCCAAGTACCCCCAACACCTGTAATCATAGTTAGTTTAGGATTGTCAAAAGCAAAATAAATGTTACTCTTCTTTTTACCGTAGTAGTCCGAGAATTCAACTGCTACTTTAAGTCCACTATCTCCATAAGTATATACCTCAATCTCACCTTTTTTCATGTTCTTAACATGTTTTAATCCCATTTCATTAAAGTATGGTGCATAAGGGTTGATTGTATTACCTGCCATAAAAATAGTAACGTCGTTACGCAAACGAATAATAGTTGATAATACGTTCATAAAGATAACAAACTCATCAGGTAGATAATAATTACTAGATAAGAACTCGTCAAAGAAAATATTTTTAATATTAGGGAATGAGATTGATTTAATGTGTTCTTGATCATTAAGAGCAAAACCATAGCAAAAAGGTGTTTGCATTTTCTTTGTTGTAGCTCCGTGCTCGTCGACAAATGCTAGATACCAACGACCACCTAAATAAGATACCGAGTTAAATTCTCCCTTTGTGAGTCTAGTTATTACACCATTTTGAATATGACCCGCGAACATTTGCATTGAATTTTTAGGTTTAAAGTCGTCTTGCCAACGTCTCAAGATACAAAATTCGTTCTTGTATCCGCTTTTAACATATTCCTTTAAACAGTGTTCTAAGATAGCATAAGTCTTGCCATTAGAACGCTCACCGATAATCATATAATATTGTGCTTTATGTGCTAGTATTTTATCTAATCTATAATGTTCTTCTTTAGACATAATCTATCTTCACTCCTTCCGCTAAGAATTTTAAGTACTCGTCACTCATTGTCAATGTATAGCTTCCCTCTTCCATATGTACCGAGCTCAACTCATGATACATTTGTTTCTTGCCTAAATAGTCTATAAACTCTCCGCTCGTTTCGTAGTCAATATATGTAAGAATTTGCTTGCCAGCATGCGGTGAGGGTACCTCAAATCCATCACTAAAACTATCAAATATTTGTTGTATGTCGTTTTCATACTTTTTGAGTAAATAAGGTACTGCCTTTGTTTTATTAACTCCTGATATAGTTAATGATAATCCTTTGTTGTTATATACCATATAGCGCTTAGCTCCTAAAGTTTTGAACATATCGTAATGACCGTCATAATCCCAAACGCCTATGATTTTCTTTTCTCCTTTTATAGTTGTTGGAGCGCACAATGATATATCAAGTTTATGATAACTCATTGCTACCTCTAATTTATGATAACATATATCGTTGTATTTATCAACATAATTCTTGTGTTTTTCATAATTAATTCCTTTGATTGAGTCGGTATCGCTATAACAATAATCTTCTCCAAATTCTAAAATACCCGACCACAAGTTTCGCCTTGCATACGCTGTGATAAATACACCCCATGGATAGAATAAAAACCTCGAACGCTGATTGTTATACTTTTCTACTAAATCTCCTCGTTTATCGAGTGTCATTTCTTCGGTATGCCATCCCTCCTCGTCGTCATATTCCACCTCGGGTTTAATAATATCGGTAACAGTCATACCATAACAAGAGTTTAACATTTCTTTTGAGTTCATGTATTCGGCTATCTTGTCGTCAATACCTTTTAAAGTTGTTTTGTCTTTATATAACATTAAGATACTTTTTACAAATGGAGTAGGGAGGTACCATTTCTTATAAATGTAGCACAAACCTATTTTACATTTAGTCCATTTATAAACTTTCTCTATTATATCTAAATCTATGTTAGTTATTGTAGTTTTTAAATATTTAGTCATAACTATTCTACCATTGTTAATTGTAGTAGCTCCCTCAGTTATACCATGTGAACTTGACAAATAGGACTCATAAATAAAAGTACTTTCTAAATTCCAAAACTCTATATCAAATATAAGACAGTTTCTTTTAGATAATTCTTTTATTTGGTCTAAAGATTTAATCTCTATTAATTGACCTCGACTCATAGGGAACATCTCACTCACCATAACGGCGGGATAAGAGCTAGTAAAGTCGATAGATGTTACATCTCTAATTAAGTTATTAACAGCCAATGAGTTAGCATGTGTAAAGCCTCCCATGAAAGCGCGACGCATTAACATATACTCTTGAGCGTCATTGATAACTAAATTTTTAATATATCTTTTTTTATAGTTACCTTTTTCATTACAAACTTTACGACAAAACTTTCTTACTTTGCCAGTTTTGGTATATGGTAATCTAGATATATATAAATAAGTTTCTAACTCTTCTTCAATGTATGCGTCTAATACCTCGTAGTCTTCTCTAATATATCCTATTTCTTTCTCAGTTAGTGGAGTTGTTGAACCTCTCAACAAAGAATAGTCTAAATCACCTACCATCTTTTTAGCGTTATGGTGTCTTAGATTTTCTCCAACTTTACGTAAAGAATAACCACTTAGCATGTAACTACATCTAAATTCAATATTATTTTGAGTAACTGCGTATATAATTTTTCTCTCGTCGTTAGCTAAAATTTCTTTAATTTCAAAATACTTTCTTATAAATTGGAACTCGTAGGCTAAGTTATGAACCCAAACTACTATATGCGCCTCAGGGTCTTTTTTATGCAAAACATACTCAAGATAATTAATATCTTTTACAAATTCAACTAAGCTCCTACCTATCTTATAGTTACCATCAATACCCAAAATATAAGCGTAACAACATGCTCTTTTAACCGGCTCTTTTTCTATACCCTCAACATAGAAACTAGATACCTCAATATCAAAGCAAATACGATTATTAAAGTATTTATTTCTATATTGTTTTTTGTAAACTTTAAAGCTTTTTACATTGGCTAAACACTCCTTAATCGTATTGCATTGTTTCATATTTAGTTATATTGATTGTAAGAACTATAAATATAGTCGTGCATTCTCTCTATTTTTTGGTTCATAATATCAAAAAAAATTTGTTCTCGGTCTACTATTTCGCCCGTTTCTCTATTTATCCAATCGTCACCGACTTTTTGAAGTAAATTGTTTTTAAGGTCTAAAAATACATCCATACCTACTTTAATAGTATCGCTTGGCAATTCTCCGCCATGATATAAATCTTTGTATCTATTATACAAGTCAAAGAACTCTTTTAATAATTCTCTCTTTGAATACAACCACTTAATAGTCTCGGTATATTTACTATAGGCATTTTTATTTTTTGAGCCTTTTGGTCTCCCTCTTGGTCTTTTTTCTTTTATTTCTTTAATCTTATTCTTGTTATTTTTTGAACCTTTTGGTCGCCCTCGTGGTCTTTTTTCTTTCTTGCTAAAATCGGGAGGCTCTATACCAAAGCGCTTTAAAGTCCGTAATGTAACATTTATAGTACCTTTAACCGTACTAGTCTCCATGTCTAAAAAGTGTTTAGCTCTTGCAACACTTCTACGTAAACTATTAATATCCGCCTCTTTACCAATTCTAAAAGTTCCTAATTCGCTTTTTTCATAAGATAACAACGCTGGAGAGTAAGGCACAAATTGTCTAAGCTTTCTTACTCTCAAGTTTGCAACATTGTTAAGCTTTATAGCGTAGGTTTTTAAATCGGCAAGAGACATTTTATTTAAATCATTGTAAGATAAATTTAATTTAAGTCTCTTTGGCATAATTAAAATTTTCCTATTTCTATATTAGTTATTTCTTCTTGTTCCCCATATTTTTTGATTATATTAAGAATATATAATACCTCCCAGTAATATAAGTACGATGGTGTGCTATGTATATCTACTTTTCGGTCGAAACTACCAATTATATATATATTTGATATATATAAATACTTTTCTTCACCAATAAATTTAATATAGTATCTATTATCTTTTTCAAGAAGTATAGTATCTAAAAAATTTTGTAAAGCTTCACTACAAATCTTTTTCATTATTTACCTCCTTTATATAAAGAATGTCTAATAAATTCTCGCAATCGCATTGAATTATTTCTTCAAATAAAGTAAGCACACCGATTAAACTCATTTTATTAGGTTGTTCATATGTAAAGGTTAAATCGTTATTAATATATAGTTTGCCCCCTCCATATACTAGTAAATAAACCATATATTTAGTATCTTTCTTGTAATTGACTACAAAATATGTGAAAAAATCGGTTATATTAATATCTTTTGTCATTTTATTATCTCCTTAAAATGGTAAATCGTCGGTTGGTTTAATGTTTTCAACGTCTTTAGTCTTTTTTGTCACGTCAAATTCTAATAAATCGTCGTCGTTTTCTTCTTTCTTTTCAAATGGTTTGTATTCTAAGATTTTATGAACCCAAATGTTATCAAATCTTTCTTTAGTACGTAGTTCATTTTGTAATTCTAAAGCTCTTTTTGTGTAATCTTCAGTTTTGCCTTTTTTAACTACAACGTACCAAGGTACATCCACAATAGCGGTAACAACCCCGTTTAAATCACGACCGTAAGCGTTTTCACAATCTTGTCTAAAATGTAAATTAAATGGTACCTCTTCGCCCTCAGGTGCTTCAAATGGTACTTTTAAATAAGTGTAATAGCTTTTAAAAGTTTTCTTTTTGCCCCCGTCTTCGTAGGTCACCTCCTTTGTGTTGATGTTAAATGTAAGTTTTAATCTCATAATAAATTAACCTCCTTTCTTTCTCTTTTAATATATGTTAATTTGAATGAGAAGCAATTTAATAGTCTAGATTTAAATCTAAAGTATCTAATATGTCATTTAATATAATTGCACTACTTCCAACTAAGGCATTAAATATATCTATTTGTGTCATATCAGTACTATTAATTAAAAGCTCGTTTAATTGTATTATTAAATATTCGTATTTTTTTATTTTATACTCTTTTGAGTCGTTCATTCTTTCTAAAAATTCTAATTTTTCTTTTGTGTCTTTTAGTTCTTTTTCACCCATAAAATACCCCCTTCCTTTTTGATATAAAATGGTGTTTTACCCCAAATATGTAGCTCTTTTCTTTTTCTAATATAAGTTAGAGAAAAATCTACAAATCTTTCTTGATTTTGATAGTATGCTTTTATATAATCCTCAAAGTCTTGCCAATAATAAAAATGACATACTCTTCTATAATTGCCAGCGTTTTCAACGTATATAATAGTATCCCACAACTTACGCTTTTTAATATTTTTTATTAGTGTGGTATATTTCATGCTATTGTAACCCCCTTAAAATCTCTTGTGACTCTTGCCACATGTAAATATATTCGTTTTGTTTTCTATATTCTTTTATTCTTGTGCGCGTTGCGTGCGCTAGTTGTAAAACGGCTTCTTTATTTTTAGCCGTTAAAATAATCCGGTGTAGTCTTAAATCTACTAAATGCCATTTAACCATATGCTTATCATAATAATAAGCTATATCATTCTCAAAATAATATGCGGTCGTAACGTGCTCTAAATAATATTCGCCCACGACGTCTAAATATAACTTAGGTGGTTTATCGATTTTGTCACGAATTAACCAAAAATCAGCGCATTTTATTGTCATAATATACCTATGCTCATTGAGAGTTCAAGTACATTAAAAAATGTACAAAATCTTTTTTTATCGTAATTATTTTGTAGTATGTAGTCTATAAAATCATTAAAATTATTAAATTTAATATATTTATCACTTAATTTATCAGGGTATAGATATATTTTATGAATTATATAAAAACCACAATTTAATTCTTTAATAACGTCTTCTAAATTCATATTATTAATCTCCAAGACCTAAGAAGAAAGGACCATATTCTTTAATTAACTCATTAACAAATCTATTCAATATTGGGTCTTTTGTATAGTTAATATATCTAATAAATCGCTTAAGAATACTTCTTAGTTCCTTAATAGTTTTGCGTTGTGTATCGTCTGTCTCGCTTAATTGTTTTATTTCTTTTTGTAGTTCTTTTAATTCATGATATTGTTCCGTGCTTGTTCGTAATAAATCAATTTGGAATTGTAACATTGCTTGTTCTACTCGTTCTTTTTTAATAGTCATTTTTATATTCCTCACTTTCTTAAAATTTTTAAAATTAATCTCGGTTATCATATTTATTACCCTTAAATATAGCACCTATTAAAATACTATCTTCTATACTATTTAACCATTCAATGTTATATAAATATTTTAGCAAAATAGATATTTTGAATATATTTTATAAGCGCAAGAATGTTATTAAAATGTTTTGTTTTTTCTAAGAAGTAATCTTTTAAATATATACATTTTATAGGCTTTTCGCGCAAGTAATTTATAAATCTTTAAATGTTAAATTTATCATAATATTTTAACGCTTCTTTATTAGGCTATTTCACAATATGATTTTTTATTTTTTGTGATATAATACAATTCATTGCCAAAAATAAAAGCAACTGTAAATTGATTAATATTATAGCTAATTATTTGCATTAAAGTATATTCATTATATCGCAAATTTTTTTCTTTTTTTAAATATTGGTAAAAATCTAAACACTCTTTATATGCTAATCTTTTAAAAATTGAGGCACGACCGTAGCAATCTGATAAGTCTATTATATTGCCCGCTTCGTCCATTCTTAGCAAAATATTAGCTATTTCTTTCATTTTTTTGTTGTATTTAACTTTTGTAAAATCTTGTAATGTCATAAAATTTCCTCGCTTTCTTTATTGACACGCTTATTATATATAATATTTTTAGAAATGTCAACAATAATTTTAATATTTTTAGAAAAGTTTTAATTTTATAAATCCCCTAACCTATTTATAATTAGAATTTTAAAAACGTGACTAGCAATTCATTTTTAATACGATAATCAATATCTTTATTAGCTATAATACTAACTATATAAATTCTTATAGCTTGTTCAACTTTTTTAGTAAATTTAATATAACTAATCTTTTCAACGTTTGTAACTAAAACGCTTAATAAATCGCTGTAATAAATTCCCTGTTCTTCTTGTGTTACATTTTCTAAATCTTTCATGCAGTCTTGTAATGTTTTCAATTGATTTTGTGTCATAAATTTTTCTCCCTTCTTTATTGACAACAACATTATATATAATATTTTTGGAATTGTCAACAATAATTTTAATATTTTTAGAAAGTTTTAAATTAGTAGTAATTTAGTAGTTAGTAATTGCTAACTAGTACTATATTAGTAGTAATTT